ATCTTGGATAAGAACTAAAGGTATAACACCTAGATTCGGTACAATTAAAACAATGTGGGATACAGGTTACAGTGACAAATTTGAAGATAGATATGAATCTGATCCAGAGGATGAAGAAAAAAAAATAGATAGTTTGGCATATGTAATTGCAGAAAAATGGAATAGAGAGGGATATTATTCAAAGATGACAAAAACAAGTATTGATGATAAAGGCAAAGAGTTTGAATATAGAGATAAATACGCTCCAAATTATGTATTAGATAAGTATGGAAACATTGAGAGGATAGAATAACATATTTAAATATATGTTGGAATTATATTATATATGGCTACATCACTATATGACTCGGTTGACGATATTAAGGATTTAATAGAGACAAAATGGAACACAGGTTCTACAGATGGTGGTATCATGCCAAGAGTTGTTAGAATTTGGGATGAAAAGACAACTGGATTCGGAAACAGTAGAGAAGCTATTATTTTAATAGAACCAAAAAAAGAGGACATAAAATATTTTAATCTTTACGGAACCGATTTTTTACATGAAATAACAATAAGTTTGGATATTAGAACATATCTAAGTGCCTATAATCATGATATAACTGTAAGTGAGTTAATAAGAATTATCAAGGATAATTTAAGAAGAGATGGATATGTTGATTTAAGAGTAACTTCAAGTGAACCACTTAGCCATTTATATAGAAATATGTTTAGGCACGCTATTGAAGTTTCATATAGAAAGATTAATCCTTCCTAATAATCTTTAAATACTCTAACAATATATTTAATCTATGGTACGAACAGGTGCACATGGATATATTCAGTATGGTTGGGAAACAACTTTTGGTTCTGCAACAAGTACATATGATAAAGCATTTGGTCTTCAACAGGCAGTAGGAGCAATAAGTCTTAGTAACAGTCGAAAAGATATTAGAAAATTAAATCAAGTAGAAAGATCAGCATTCGCTTATGGACAGCAAACTGGTTCAGTTAATGTTGATTTTGTGTTATCAAACCCTTGGATTTTCAAGGCTCTTTACGGAACACCATCAACAACAGGTAGTTCAGCACCATATACACATACATACCCACACGCATCAACTGGTCAAATAAAAACTTGTCAATCATTCACAACAGAGGTAGGTTTTGCTGGGGAAACAGAAAATATTTCAAGAAAACTTTTAGGATGTTTATTAACTGGATTTACACTAACAACAGCAGTAGACGATTTAGTTAACTGTTCAGCAGACATAACATTCGGTTCAGAAGGTGATGCCACAACAACTTTAGATTCAACACCAGCAACAGACAACATAGCATTTCCTTATACATTTGCACATGGTTCATTAAAATGGTATAACGGATCATCATTGGCAACAGTAGCAGAAGTACAAACATTAAACGCAACATTCACACAAAACGCAAACTTACTATATGCAATTGGTTCTCACAAGGCAACAGCTTCTTATAGGCAAGGATTTGATATTAATGGAACATTCCAAACATCATGGAAGGATAATGATAAATTACAACAGTTAATTGATCAGATAGACAAACCACCAACATCAGAAATTCATTCTGGTTCAACTGCCGCATTAGAATTATTCTTTACAAACAGTGGTGCTGGCTCAACACAAAAATCTATCAAGGTAACACTTTATGGAGTTTCAATAGACACACATACTGTAGACGGAATAGTTCCAGTAGAACCAGTATTTGAAACTATTAACTGGGAAGCTCGTGGAGCAACTGTAGTAGTAGTCAACCCAACAGCAACAGCCAAGTAAGCAAAGATTTATATATACCATAGCATTAAAATTATTAATGACGTTAAAAAACTTTGACATTGAAATAAAAGGTACGTTGGAAACTATTGAATATGAGGACGATATGCCATTCGGAAAGTTTGAGCAGATTATTAAAAAATGTGCAAATGTACAAGAAGAAGCAAAACTCCTGGATAATGTTCAACAGTATAGAAAAGAAATAGTTTTAAACTCTTTAACAAAGGCACCTTTTGAGATTTCATTAAAAGGAATTGAGACAGTTGGTTATAAAACCATCACCGAGATAGGAAACAGAATTCTCGAATCCTACCCTTTAGGGGATTACTTGAGCCAAATGATGAAGCCCTTCGAGGACTCAATGCCAGAGACAAATCACTCTTAGAAATATACATAGCTTGTGCAAAAGAATTCCATTGGGATAAGGATACTGTTGATAGACAGCCAGTAAAACATCTACAAAAACTACTTACTTTTATGTTAATTGAGAATAAGAAATCCATGGGTAAGGCATATCAGCCAGTTGGGGATCAAAGGGTTAAAAAACCACAAAAAAGAAACTTAAATAATAGAAAGAATTAACAATTATATGGCTGACGATGCAAGTAAAATAATAAAAGATATTGCGTTATTGTCAAAATATGCAAGAATGAGATACTTTGGTATTGGTCTAGAGGCATTAAGAAAAAAAAGAGAACATCATGATGCAGCAAAAAGATTGGGAAATATTAGTAAAGCATTAGATTTAATTAAAAAAGACGTTGGTGTTCAAACAAAGTCTATAAAAGCAAAGGGTACAAATACTAAAAGTAAGGCAAAAGATTTTCTTGCTGGTGGAAGTAAACGTGATTTCTCAGGTAATGTACTCTCTAAAACTAAACAGAAGACAACAACCCCAATTGGAACGCCTAAATATATATCACAATTAGCTGGTCGTTGGGAAAGAATGCAAAATAGGATGAAACAGGCTGGTGGTATGATACAAAAGGCAAACAAAGGATCAGCAGGTGTAAAGAATCCAGTAGCAGATGGTCTAAAAGGTATGTTAAAGATGATGGCAGGTGCAAGTATAGTAGGACTTATTGGAAAGAAATTATTTGATTCCTCACCAATGTTACAAGCCATGATGAAATTATTTAATACATCTGTTATGTTAATATTCAGACCAATAGGTGATTTTATTGGAGGATTCCTTAGACCATTGATGTTATTCTTTATGAAAAATATTGCAATTCCATTTTACAAATCAGCGAAAGGTCTTGGAAGCATTGGTGAAAGCTATGGAAAACAAGCTTTAGGATTCTTATTAAAGCCAATGGAAACTATACGAGCAGCAATTATAACTGGTTTATCAGCAGTTTTACCTGCTAGTATGTTGGGTGGAACAGCAGCAGTTCTTGAGGCAAAAACATATTCAGGGGTAGCAGATTGGCAATTAGAACAAGGTGTAAAGAGTGGGGCTATAGATAAAGGAATTTCAGAAATGTTTAGAACAGCAATAGGACAATCTGGTTGGGATCCTTGGAAAGGTAAAATATCAGAATTATATGGTGTTGGCTCTGATAATGGAATGGGAATGGGTACTGGTGTTAATGAAGGATCTTCTTCTGGAAAAGAAATTGCTTTAATAACCAAAGAAAACCAAATTGCTGAGTATAAAGCTTCACTATCAGGAAAGGCTTTGAAGGAGTATAACGAATTAGTCCTCTATGCCGAGGAAATATCAAGAGATGGTGAGATTACTGCCAACGAGATGAGTCTGTTGGAGGAGAAAGCTAGAGAAGCAAGTAGATCAGGTGTTGAAATTTCCAAAGCATTTTATATGATTGAAGATAATCTTCATACAGTTAGTAACACACTAGCAGCAAGGTTTAGGAAAATAGGTCTTTCACTTAGAACTACTGAGGGTGGTTTAACCCCAGAAGGAAAAAAATATGTTAAGACTGCTGGAGTACTTACAACTGTTGCAGGTAGTGAATTAGCATCCACAAAAGAGGAACAACAGGCAGTAGCTGAAAAAACAGTAGCAGTATCTGATACTCAACGCAGGGCAGATAAATATTATAATATGATGATTGCTAAGAACAAAACAGTAAAAGAGGCAATAGCATTAACAGCAAAATTATTTCCAAACTCATCCTACAATGGTGGCAAATATGGAGTAGGTTCAAGATATGCTGGGCTATCAGCTAGTGGTCAAAAGGCAACTGATGAGGGTACTTATGGTCAATCTAAAAATGATACAACATCAGAATATAGGGAAAATTATGCTAGTGATATTAAGACAGGATTAAATCCAGCAGAGAGAATAGAAAGTAATTTTACATATGAAGATCCAGATTATCCAGGAGGAAGAATGATAACAGCAAGAGATTATAAAGATGGTAAATTAAAAAAAATGAAAGATTATGGAATTGGTGGTATAATCAATGAAGAAATATTTGGGGTAGGAAGAAGTGGTCAAAGATATAGGTTTGGTGAAAGTGGTTCTGAAGTAATTACACCAATGAATAAATCTGGTGCTGTAGGAACTACAATAAACATTAACGTAGGAAGTATAACAAAGGAAGCTGATTTTGCAAAATTAAAACCTTTAATACAAAGATGGATATTAGAAGCAAATAGTAGGAGAGGTATTGTTTAATCATGGTAATGAAAGTTTTTATTTATAGATATACGTCTGGAGACTCTACAGTTGTAGATAAAAAGTATGAGGCAAAAAACATAACTTCTTTTGACCAATCTATTGATATACCAACACAAACTATGGCACTGCCAGAAACAGACACAGATCAGGCAATTCTTACAAAGGCAGAAGGTAATGTTGAAAAGATTAATTTTTCTTGGATAATAAAAGACGAGGCTACATCCCCAGTTATGGAGGCAGATGGGTCAGCTGTTAATTCATTCACTGTAACTGATATACTAGGAACTACCACAACATGGGATCCAAAAACACCAGATGGAGCGTATGTATGGTTTACTAACTTTTTTGAAAAATTAGGTGTTTCAGATAACTTCAAGTATAGATTTGAAATTTATGATCAGGGTACAACACAGGGTCTTCTAAATAAATTTGGCATAATATCAAGAATTTCAATGACAAAAGGTGCTACAGACCCAGCAGTTTATAACGCCACAATCGAATTTACAGTGGGTAATGATGTAACAGTAGATTAACATGATCACAAAATTATTTATAGATGGGGTAAAAAAAGATGCTCTTTTATGTAAGTTAAAAAAGGAAGGAGACAGGGCTATTGATCAACTTAGTGTTTCTGTTCCAAGAACTGTTTCTTTAGTTACAAATCAGAAAGTTCATTGGTTGCAAGATTATGTAACACTTGATAATCTTTCTGCAATTTATAACTTTCATACATCGGTAAAAGATGAAAGTGGAAATAATAATAATGGTACTGCATCAAACTTAACATACGGACTTGGAAAATGGAATGGGTTCTCTGGTATATTTAATGGATCAAGCACTGTTGTTACGGTTAGTGATGCTGCAACATTGGATTTTTCTGATAAATTTGATATCATTATATGGACTAAATGGGCTTCTACACCTGAGCAGTATTTAACATCAAAAAGAAGTTCTACTTCTAACGGATGGGC